CGACGTTGACTTGCCCGTCTGACGTGGCATTAAACTTATGCTAAAACGATTTTGGTGATAAGTATCTATAAGCTTTTCCTGAAATGGAAATGCTTTGTACAACATACGACCCTTAACCGGGTGCTGTATGTAAAAGTAGTTATTCATGAAGTATCGCGGTCCATCCACTGGATCAGCACAGCGAGCAAACTCCCGTATTTGAACTTCTGTCCAACTTTCGGTTTGGTTAGCCCGTTTTACAAGTGCATTTTCTATTGGTTTACCCATTGACTTCTTACTCCTAATTCGTTATAATAGACGAATATTTACTTGGTTAAATATACTTATGTCAGACACGTTACTACTCAACTCAGATTTTAATCCAATTTCGATTCTTCCACTAAGTGTAGTTAGCTGGCAACATGCCGTTAAGCTGTACTTCTTGGACCGTGTCACCATTTTGGAAACATACCCAGACAGGGTTATCCGTAGCGAACATTTAACTATGGAAATCCCTAGCGTCTGCGTGACTAAAGAATACTTCAACTACAAGAAGACAGTAAAGTTTAGTCGTGCCAACATGTTCTTGCGTGATCTGTATCAATGCCAATACTGCGGTGATACATTCAACACCAACGAACTAACTCTGGATCACGTTATTCCACGTGCATCTGGCGGTAAGACCACATGGGAAAACTCAGTAACGGCCTGCAAGCCTTGCAACTACCGAAAGGGTTCCAAGCTTCAAAAGCCTATCCGTGCCCCATTTAAGCCAGACTACTATAGTCTGATCAACCAATGGAAGAACAAGCCTATTAGGCATATTCATCCTAGCTGGTTAAAGTATTTGGGAATGGAAGAAGCTGTAGTTAACGCTTCGTAGAATCAACAGGCTTCTCGCCTGTCAGGTACGGGCGGCTAAACCATAGTTTAAACCACTCGTCGGTTCCGGGTTTGATATTATTTTCACGCTCGAGCCGACGTTTTTCCATGCCTGTAACACTAATGTTGCTACCAACGGGACTCATGTGTCCTGTAGGATTAGACGTGGCTTGCTGATCTTCATAGACATTCCTAGCTGGTGGTAATCCAGCTAGGTGTCTTAGTTCATGAATAGGATCGTCTGCACTTAGAACAGCATCGTCGATTTCGGGTTGCTTATCAACAAAGTGTTCCGATGTGATCCTTATCTGCCTCATTTTACTGGGATAGAAGCAGGAGGCTTATATGGTAAGCCTGCCATTTTGCGTAGAGTAGCTAGGTCGCTAATCTTGTCGCTTTGGTCTTGTACTTGTGCCATTGTGACTGGGAAGTCTCGGCCTGCTGCCTTACGTTGGAAAGCAGGAACGTCTTCTGGCCTGACAGCTTCATCCATGCCAAGATCTTGATCTAGACGATAAGAGATCCAGTTGTATGGATCACCTGTGCGTGCCTTGGCAACACCATAAGGCATTTCGCCAGAGCTGGTATAATAGTCATATAAGGCATCATACAAATGCTCGTCTAGCTCAGCACCAGCACGGAACTGTTTAACTTCGTGTTTGAAGCGATCAATGATATGATCAAAAGTAGAACGCTGGTCATCGTTTAGCATGCTTTCGTTAATGTCAGCTGTAACAACAGGCTTGCCACCTTTTGGATTGGTATTAGCTCCTAGGCCAGATACTGTGCCTTTACTACCCTTACCACCAGCTGCACCAATATGACTGCTACCTTGCCAACGTTCAGACTTGCGTGGCTTGTGTAGTTTGCCTTGCTGAATCTGGCCGCCTTTGGCTAGGAAGTCGTCTACAGCATCTTCTGCTACACCTTGTTCATGAACTTTCTTTGGAAGACCTGCGTGTTTAGTACTAGCAAAGTCTTTGGCATCTTTCTTGCCCATAGTACGAGCAACCTTCTTAAGCTCAGGACTTGCGCCCTTGACCTTCTTGCCCTTTTGCATGGCGTGAACCATGCCCATGAACTTTTGCTGTTGCTGACTTACTGCCTTCTCGGCTAAGCTTTGTTCAGCTTCTGCTACATAATCTTTAAAAGACTTCATATTACTTGGCCTTTACTTTGATAGACTCTAGTTCTTCCATTAACTGTGCTTCTAGGTCAGCTAGTTCACGAGACTCGCGCATGGCTAGAGGATTGTCACCTTGCTTGTAGCCATGCTTGGTCATTGCCTTTTCTCTGTTTAGATCTGTACCTTGACGTAGCTGTGTATCAACTGGCTGTGTCTCTGGGTTTGGCTCGTTGGCATAAGTTTCTTCAACTTCATGCTCTTCTTCACCACCTGCTTTAAAACCACCTTCTGCGTGTGCTAGTGGAACTAGTTCAACTTCTACTTCGCCTTCTTGTGGGCCTTCTTGGCTGGACATTTCGCCGCCTTCTTCACCGCCCATACCACCAATACCAGCTAGCTTTAGAACTTGCATTAGTTCGTCTGCGCTTTCACCATCGGCACTGATGCTAACAGTTTTACGACCAGTGCGTGTGTCAATGCTGGTGTTAATGTTCATTCCAGTACTTTCCTGGCCCATGCCGCCCATAGCGTCACCGGCCATCATGCCACATTCATCAAGTTGAGACTCTTTCATTGTCTCTTTCTTTTCCTTGTCGGCTTCTTTGTCAGCCTTTACGCTTTGCCAACCTTGAACTTGTTTACCAGGATGCTTTTTGCCTTCCTTGTCTGTCCATGTTGTTTCTTTTTCTTTGCTAGCAGGACGGTCGTCGGCTTCTTTAACTTTTTCTTTGTCCTTAAGAGCTTTTTTCATTGGCTCTTTCTTGTCGCCGTCTTTGTCCATGTCTAGGAAGTCAGGCTTCTTGCCTTCTTTGACGTCATACTTCTTGCCGTCGACTTCAAATTCTTTTGCACCAGATGCTTTGGCCTTGGCTAGTGCTCCAGAGAACTCATTGCCTTCTTCTACATCGTCTTCGTCGACTTTTTCTTCGTCAACTTGTTCTTGGCTTTCAACAATGGCGTCCATTCTAGCGATTAGTGCTGCTAGGTCAACTGGCTTATAACCAACAGACTCTTTAACATTCTTCTCTTTGTCATCCTTCTCGGCTTCCTTGCCTGTGTACTTGTCACCTTTGACTTGTGTAGCAGGATGCTTGTTACCCTTCATGTCGGTCCAAGTTGTTTCTTTCTTCTCGGCTTCGGTTAAGGTCTTCTTGTTCTCAATGGCAGCAAATGCCGATAATATTTTTGTGAAATCCATTTTATTTTCCTTTTACTGGGCTTGGGATTTTATTTTGGCTGCTGCCAACTGGGCTCTTAGTCCCTTGAGGTAAATCGTTTGTGCTTTGTGTATTTGCTTTTTCTGTTGCGGCAAATTCAGTCTTGCGTGTTAACTTTTCTAGTTCTTTGATCAAACTACCAACACGGGCTTGTCCTACTACGCCTTGTGCATCTGGGTTAGACTCAAGTTCGGCCTTGTCTAACAAAGCACCTTCATGCTCGCCTGCTTCTTCGGCGGCATTAGCTTGTTCATCTTGGTCCTTGGTCTTGACACAAACTTGGGCCTTGTTGATCAAAGCACGCTCAGAAACTATTTGTGTAAGCAACTCAGGTGTTGTTGGGTAGTTCAGTGACACATCGATAACGTGGCATTCGCATGGGCCCATTTTGGGAAAGTCTACGTGTTGTTGAATAGGCAAACGCTTGGGTTTGCCAATGCTTTCTACACCGTAGGCATCCAGGGCATTTTTGATAGCTGCTAGGTTGGCTTCGGAAACGTCAACGTTGGCTACCTTAATGCGAAATTCGTAGGTCTTTTGTGTGTGATACAAATACTGCGAAAATGTTTTCATGGTAAAATCCTATATCAATATTTATATTAATTTAACTTCTTTTGGTCTTTGCCTTGACTTAGGATTTGTCGCAATAGTTCGTTACGATCTAGAACAACTGCCTGTCCATCAACAGCCTTGCCTGGTGCATCTTCTGCTTTGGCTGCTGCCTGGTCTAGTCGCATCTTTTTAAGCTGCAAGTCCACTGTACGTAGCTTCTTATCTATTTTTGCCTGTTTGGCGGTGATAGCATGCCCTAGCAATACACCAGCAGTTTGCAGGATAGTGCCACTGTAGCGTGCCTCTACGTTCATGCCCAAGTCCATTAAGTCTTCGAACTTTTGCTTGGCAAGGTTCGACAGTTCATCTAGCTCTGTGTCTGCTGTGTCCAGATCATGTACTTGGGGCAGTGCTTGATCAATACGATCAATGATGTTTTCAGCATTGGCTAACTCTGCCTTTTGCTCCTCAATGTTTTCTTCAACATTGCTGGTATCCTCGATAGGAGGCAAATCAAATAGTTGTTCGAGTTTTTTGGTCATACCATATTTAGCGGGTTTTTTTGACGCCGCTAAAGATATCTTCTTCGGTTACTATGCGAAACTTTAAGCCCTGCTGGGCACACCAAGCTTTGGCCGCAGTCCACTTGGCAGCATTTAGTATAGCAGCCGCTTGGTCCCTGGCACTGCGAGCATTTTCCATGCTTACTTCTTTACGTGGTTTTACTTCCACAACTTCAGCATGCTTTTGATCATTGCGATCTGTGTAAATGATTAAAAAGTCAGGCACGTATATGGTATTCTTACCTGTAAAAGGGTTGCGATAAGGAACCATAAAAGGTTCACTGGCCCACTGTAGTATAGCAGGATTGTTATCGCAAAAACGCATGAATGTGTGTTCCCAACTAGATCTATAAGTTGGAGTTTTCTTACCTATATACTTGGTTTCATTAAGTATTTGGTACTTGCCATTGGCATACTTTGACATGTTAGGCTCGAATCATTCTTTCCACATACTTGGTTGTTCTTGGTGCATTGTTGATGCCCAAAAAGCTGGTACCTACTCTGTTTAAGTTTAGAAACATGGTAAGGTATGTGCTGAGATTACCAGCGGGAATCTTTTGAAACTCTGCCAGTGTGCTCATCGGATCAACGCCTTGACTAACGCTGGTTAGTATCACTGCGCTAGCCAATGCCCTTGCACCTTCCTCGCTATCAGCTACTTGTAAGAAGTAACCGAGAATAGCGTCATCAACGTTTTGACTTACTGTAATGTCAGGCAAATAAAAGTTATTAAAATAACTCTTAGTGGACTGTTTACTGGCGCTGGTTACGCCTAGGTTTGATGCTGGTGCTGCCATATTATCCTAGTTTTGATTTTTGTGACTCAAGATCTGCCTTGGCTTCTTTGAGGATGTCGTATTTTTGCTGTGCCACTGTTAGCTCGTCACTGGCAGTGGATACTCTATCATTTTGTTGAGCAATGATCTTTTGTAGGTTTTTCATCCTAAAACTCTCAGGATCTTCGCCCGCTGCTAGTCTTTCGTCGTATCGGTTTTGGAACATGTCTCTTGTTCCTGTAGCATCATCTAAGTTGCTGGTAGCATTTGCCACCTCAACCCGAGCCTGTTCTGTTTTACGACTGTTGACATTCAAGTCATAGTTTAGATCTTGTCGAGCTTGTGCTGCGTCCACGCTTCCTTGATTGCTGGGGCCTTGGACATCAGTTTGATTATTAACGGTAGTTTCGCCAGAGTTGGTTTGGTCTTGTTGTATGGATGCTAACACCACGCTTTCGTCAGGCGCAGGTAAGTCTTCGCTAGGGCTAGTAGGATATGCACCAGACTGATCGGCAGTAGCAGCAGTTACTTCTGTACTGCTCTTACCGCCAAGCAACGCTAGTGCTCCTAGCCCTGCGCCGCCAGCTAGCCAACCTCCAACACCAGTTCCGCCGCCTTGTCCAACACCCCCTAGTAGGCCCGACAGGCTAAATCCAGAACTGGTTGCAGAACTTCCAGTAGAACCAGACAGGCTTGGAACAGAAATAGGATTGTTAGGATTAGTGTCACGCATCGCGCCAACACCCATACCTAATAGTTCTCCAACTGCGGCCTTGCCTAGGTTCATACCCTTGGCAGTTTGTAGTACTCGGCCAGATTTAAATATCGCAGCGCCCCAGTTTCCGTTGCGAACATCTTCCATGATGTCGCCGCCGCTTTCAAGTATACCACCAGCACCAAAGATGCTCTTTGATCCGCCGGCCAGTTTTAACGGACTTGGTGCTGTGTCATAGTGCAAGTTAACAAATCCGTTTACAGTGTCTTTGCTGACAGTGCCATAGTAATATAAAACACTTTCATACTCAACAACCATGTCATGTTGCATGGTAGTATTGTTGGCATCGTGTGCATGCTCGCCATGTTTGAAAGAACGTATGATTGGATTGATTAAAATATATTCGCTGAAACGTTTTTGGTGCAGGCTATAGATCCTGATTGCATTTAAGTAAGGACCAGTATTGGTATTACGTGGTGTATAGCCCCATTTGGTTGTTGCTCTTTCTGGCTTATATTTGTGTTCCATGGTATAGGCAGATGTGCTGCCATTGCTACCAGTGCTGTAGTCTGCATCTCGATAGTAGTAGTTGTAGTAATCAAACCAAAAGTTTCTTACAACATCTGCACTGTCGTCGTGAAAGGCAATGTTGATAGACTCGTAATTTACCTTTGTTTGAACAAAGTTAGGTCTATTGTAGGCATTATACTTTTTGACATCAATGTTGAACTTGGGCAAGCTAACACTTTTAACCAACATACCAATCTCGTCTTTGAAGTTGGGGTTGGTTGGATTGTTTGCGCCGACGTTGGGATTAATATCAAATGCCACATGGAACAAGAATCCATATTTAGGCATCAGCCTATAGTTGTCAGCTACAAACAGTTTGCTAGCGTGACGATAATCCCTAAGGTTGTCACCTGTTAAGGCCTGGGTGGCCATTTGTCCAGCAAACTTTAGTGCGTCAGAAAAGATATCAGCCATAGTAAAGATATTTATGACGTAAAAAAAGCCCGGAAAACCGGGCTTTCAATATTACCAGAGTGGCTATTACATTGTTATGTTTTGTCCAATGGTACGTCCAATGAAGGTACCAATACCAACTCCACCTGGTGTCTGAACAGCGTTATCAAACTTCAATGTTAGCGTGATCTGTACAGGTTCTGTAGTACTACTATAATTCAAATCCCCGTATGCGCTGCTTTGAATATAGCATCCATACAGTTCCCATGTTTCAAGTACTGTAGGTTCGTTGACGCCGTTGCCGCCGTCAAGCATTTCACAACGTGTAATGAACTTATAGTCAATACCAGATGCAGCACTACTTTGTTCCATAAAGTCAAACTGTTTCTGTAGTTGCTCGCCGATTAACTTGGTAACGTTACCAGCTGCATCGTCACGTAGAACAACTTGAACGTCGCCCCAAGTTGGCTTGCCAGCTAGTTTAACGATACTGTTGTAAACGTGTACTTCAACATCACCAAAGGTCACTGTTGGGCGACCAAAGCTTACAACTTGTTTGGTTAGTTCAACACGATTAGAACTAACACCGAATCCTTCAAAACTTGCCCTAAAACGGAAGGGCAGTTTAGGCATTAGCAGACCTTGGCTGCTAGCACTTGCGTCACTAGCTAGTGGTACTGTGAATCTTGTCAACGATGCGACTGCCATATATTTCTCCTGTTACAATATTTATTTGTATCTTATTTGATATATGGAGCAGTTGCCTGCTCCATTATATACCTATATTATGCGGTTCCTTTGATTGTGCCAGGGTTCTTCAATCTGATTGGAACATAGATGAACTCTACATCCTTCATTGGCTCAATGGCAATATCAACATACAACTCGTTTCTTGCGATACGATCGCTGGTGTTATTGCTGGTGTCGCAGACTACTAGGTAGTCATAGATGCCGCGCTTGACAATCAAGTCGTTTAGAACACTCTCTACAACCTGTTTAACTTGGTCACGAGTGATCTTGTCGTTTGGTTCAAACAAGAACTGGTTGGCCAATGCTTGTAGAACAACACGCAAGTAGTTAACTAATCGTGCTACGTTTACACGGTCCAAGCTGCTGGCTGTTGGGTTACGTGTCTTTTGTCCATAAACAACCAATCCTGTGCCTTGTAGCAGTGTGATTGGGTTTAGGTTCAACTCGTATAGAGCATCACGTAGACCATGGTTGATACCAGTCTTAACAAACAATCCGCTGTTGGCATCAACATAACCAATAGCAGTTGCATTGTCAACTAGGCCACGACGTGTGCCAGCCGGAGCAAACCACTGGTAGCTTAGGTTGTCGCTGCGAATGAATGTACGCAACATGATGTGGCTAGCAGGAACAGCAATCTCGTTACCACTTAGGTCGTTGGTTAGACCAGCTGGGTAGTACAAGGCCACATAAGGATCACGATTGATAGCTTCTGTGTTGTTGTAGGTTGTGATCTCGCTGATGGTGCTTGGTAGTGTCATTGGTGTGTCGCCAATGATAAATCCAGTGTTAGCACGGTCGTTGTTTAGACTTACCATGTTAGCAATTAGTTCTGGATATCCAGGAGCAGCAATNNCAGTAGGTTAAAGTTATAACCTTCTTCACGGATGTCTGGGTTTCCATCTAGTGCAGCCTTTAGAGCTTCAACAACTAGAGCACGTTGAGCATGGTGTCCAGCATACATGCTGCCATCTTCTTTGGTGCCGCTTTCGGTAATCCAAGCTGCCTTAACTGTTGGCAGGATGTCGTCTGGGTATGCTTGTGCGTTGAAATGATCGCTTACAAACTTCTTAACGTTGTAACCACTGCGACGTGTGTTGAATAGCAGTGTGCCACGTGGGAATAGACGATAGTCAGGAGCGTCAATATCTAGATAGTTGCTGTGTTGCATGTCTGCGACAA